TCATCGAACTACTAATATTTAAGAATAACTTAGAGTCTGTTGTTTTTTAATTGACAACAGACTCTAATAATGTACAATATAACAAATAACACTCAAGTAAATTCACAGGAGAAAAATATGAGTATTCGCACTCGTTTCGAAATCGAAACATTTGTGCTGGGATCACACCCAACACTAGAAAGAAAAGCACACGCTATCAAAGTAGAATTAGAAGCAGCAAAAGCTGCTAATCATCCAGACCTTCCAGTATTACAAGCAGTATATGACGATTTTGCAAAAGCAAATGACGTTGATGCACTAATTGCCAATATTGAAGCAACAGAAGAGCAATATTGGGTAGAGCGTTTGGCTAGATTAGCAGCTATTGACATTCTAACAATCGGTAAAGTACAACCAGAGCATATGCATCATATGTCAGCACTTAGTGATTCAGCTTTTGCTGCATCTGTTAAAAGTGCAACAGTACTAGCTAAAACACTAAATGAATCAGTCCGTGAGATTGAAGCAGAACTTGGTACAGACCTAGTTCAAGACTAAAATGGTAAGCATACCAAAATTCCACTATTCTGCGGATAAAAATGCTAAAGTTGCAATTTGCGTACCTGTGCGTGACAATGTAACTGCGGTCTTTGCTCAAAGTCTTGCCATGCTTACAAAAAAGTGTGGCGAGTCAGAGCAAAAAATTTCACTACATATGGTTATGGGAAGTGAAGTAGCAATGCAAAGACAACAGTTAGCCGAAGAAGCACTAACAACAGATTGTACACATTTATTATGGTTGGATGCTGATATGAAGTTTCCAACAAACACGCTCCAAGCATTACTATCACACAATAAAGATATTATTGCTTGTAATTATAGCACAAGAGTAGCACCGCATCGTCCCGTTGCATTTAGAAGTGAACATGATCTAGATGCAAGAGTACATGATGGAAACGGAATACAAAAAATATTCGCAGTGGGTATGGGATGTATGCTAGTCAAAAGACAAGTCTATGAAACAATGGCTAAGCCATATTTTAGTGTTACTTGGAATGATGACTACACCAACTTAGTTGGAGAAGATATATACTTTTGTACTAGAGCAAAAGAAGCTGGATATGAAATTTGGCTTGAAAATGATATAAGTAAGAATATAGCTCATGTTGGTACTAGAGCTTATACTATTAAAGGTGATTGTTAATGTTAGAATTTAAAGATGCAAAATCAGAACTTTTTGATTTCAAAGGTCAAAATGTTATTACTCCATGGGATAGATTAAAGAAGTATATATTTCAAAGCTATCCAGTTATTGAATTGGATGAAGATTTAAAAACATTAGACGAACAACTGGAAGTAGCCATGGAATATCAAGGCAAAAGCGATATGGTATGGCTAAAGAAAAAAGGCATTAATGTAAGAGATGATTTTCCCTGGCATTATAAGCCCAGTGATATTGGCAGAACTTTCCTTCATGAATTTCCAAGTGTAGGTAAACGTAGTAAGCGGGCCATTAAATGGGGTGAACTAAAACTGGTACCAACATCTGGTTTTGCCCATGGTAGATATCAGAATAAGATATCTGCTTGTTATCACGATGCAGATTTTGAAATCTTTATGATTAGTTTTCATGAAGCAGAAGCAGATGGCAACTTTGCAAAACTCAAAGTAAATTACCCAGATGCAAAACATGTTAAAAATATCGAAGGTATCGGCAATGCACACAGACGTGTGGGTGAACTAGCAGAAACAGAAATGGTTTACATTGTAGATGCGGATGCTGAACTACTGGAAAGATTTAACTTTGATTTTATCCCACCAATGAGTAGTAGAAATAATACTACATATGTGTGGAGTGCTAGAAATCCCATCAATGGATTGGAATATGGTTATGGAGGAGTTAAACTTTTCCCACGGTCTCAACTGTTGACACTGGGCCACGAACTTCCAGATTATACCACTGGAGCGGCTTTTTATCAGCCAATTGGAGATGTCAGCAACGTAACATACTTTAATAAAGACCCATATAGAACATGGCGTAGCGCATTCCGTGAGTGTGTCAAATTATCATCACAGGTTAATCCCAACGCTCCCAAACAAGAAACAATTGATAGACTTGAAACATGGTGTACTGTGGATAACGGCGGACGCTTTGGACGTTATTGTATCAAAGGTGCGCTGGAAGGAAAAGCCTATGGCGAAGCCAATAAAGATGATGTTGAAGCACTAAACAAGATTAATGATTTTGAATGGTTGCGTGAACAGTTTGTTGCTAGTATGAAAAAGCGTATCAGCGCAGACGACTAAAGAGTATCCAACCAATTAGAGCCATCCTTGATACTGGTATCATGGATGGTTTTTATTTTCTTGATTATATCTTTATTATACAACTGTGCCTTTGCTCCATTGTGTAGCGGTCTAGGCCAGTTTCCTATCTTTACCCAACAAAATCCATTACTCTCATTGTTGAGTTGAGGTATAAATTCTTCAAACATTGATACAACAAATGTATTATACACAAACTTTTTATCTGGACTCACAAATTGTGTTAACGGATATATTTTTTGTACATCAGGCAATATACCCACTTCCTCTTCTAATTCTCTAAGCAATGTTTGTATAGGTCTTTCATCCTGTTCGCTCTTGCCGCCGAAAAATCCCCAAGTTCTAGGATGGCTGGTATTTCCGCTTCTTTGCTGTAGCATAACTCTGCCTGTGTCATTGGCTAAAAATATACATCCACTGGCTGTAATTGTCATAAACTTTTTCCTGGATACCAATCTAATTCAGTATTAATTGTATCTTTGATTTTTGGATATTCCACTAGTTGTTTTTCTATCATAGTATGAAATTCTTGTATAGTGTAATCCTGATTGTATTCGTTAAGAACTTTATACATCTTGTAATAGCAGTTTGGTGCTAAATCATCTGTAACAAAGTATAACTCGTCATCTCCGTTAATTGACCAATATAGATTTTGTATATGATCGTGTGCCAATTTCCACTGTAATTTTGACATGTACTTTTGTTTTGAAACACGCATATCATGTAACTCTACTTTGATTGGAAGTGAGCTTATTTTATCTTTCCATTCATTGAATGAGTCAATGGTTCTTTGTATTGCAAACCCTGGATCTAGATAATCTTTTTTTGTTCTATAAACCATTATGTGTTTTATGTTTGGATGATCAGCATAGACTTCGTCAACAAAACCTGCAGCAAGAAATGCTAGGTTTATAAATGAGGCCTCAAAACAAATACTGTCAGTAAGTTTAAGTTGACAGTTTTTAACTCTTACAGTGTCTAATACACTACCTTTTTTGTTGTTGAGCAGCTCATGAATACACTCATGTCCGTCATATTTTATCATTTATAGATATAATCGCCAGTAGCCTGCTTTGTACATGCCTTCGTAACTGTTGAACCAATCACTACCATTCCATTCCAATTGGTTAGTGGATGATAAGTTGGTTACATAATTTTGCGCACTAATTGTGCTGGCATCAAAAGTTACATTCCAATTTGTTCCATCAAACTGTATAATGTCGTTTTCGTTTGCAACAGTATTTGTCCAGTTACCACTTAGTGGTAAATCCGATGTCAACAAGTATCTCTGTCCACTCAATGCTGGTGGCACAGTTCCGTCTCCAGGATAGTTAGACTGTGGGTTAACCACAGCATCGATTGCTGACAATGTATTGGTTGGTAATGTTGCACTATCCACAGTGACAACCAATGCATTAACATCAGATGTATCAAAACTCAATCTTCCAATAATATCATTATCTTTGTCACTTGGATCGTTTGATTTTCTTAGACGTATTTGGCTAATGCCTTCACGAAGCTCGCCAAAAGGTTTCAGTTCGTTGGCCCAGTTTAACTTGGCACCCGTGGAATCTAAATTTGTTCCTTCTTTGTTAAACAAATATGCCTTGTTATTTTCAAACTTTAATTTTCTATCTTCCAGTGTAATAATAGTATACTGTAATGTGCTTGTATCAAATGCTTCATTTTTGAGGAACTTATCCAAGTCTTCGTCATCCAAACTATACAACTCATTGATAATATTGTATATAAGTTTCTGTTGCTTAACTTTGGCTGGCGGATTGATAAACACAGGCATTGTAAATGACAAAGTGGCAACATCAATAATATCATCTATACTACTACCAACGCTTCTACTGCTCCATATACTGTTAGTCATTTCAACGTAACTCAGTGCAGACCAATCAAAAGGATTATTGCTGGTTCTAATATTAAGTGTTGGATTAAACAATACCATAATTTGTTCCAATAGTTGAAGCTTTTGATCTGTATTTGATGTCCATATATCACAGTTCATAACCAGGGTATAAGGAACAGGTGCATGCCTCTCAATAGTGTATCTATTGCCTACCTCATTCAAATATTTTCCGGTAGTATCGTCAACTCTTTTTTCATATACTTGTACTTTTTCTTCATACTCTTGGTATGTTCTACGATCAGCAGCAAGATTTAACTCAGTAACATAACAACTGATAAACGGAACAGTATTAACAATGTTCTCACTGTTTTCTCGAGTAATGTGCGCCGCCATACGGTTAATATCACCATAGCGTACTGGCACTTGTTGGTATATAGGTAACTTGTCATCATTGATACCCATTTGAACATTAAAGCCACTGAACAATCTAATAAACTGTTGTATGTATCTTCTAATCTGTTTGTCGTAAAAATATTGTTGTGCCATTATTCAAAATCACTCTTGGGTTTGACTATTTGACTAAGTGGTTGACGCTCGTTAAATTCTTGATTGTCAACGATTGTAGTCGCTGAGTTGTTTACATATGAACTTGCATTATAAGTTCTATCACTCCATGTGACATCAGTTACATTATCGTACAATCTATTCCATCTACTTCCACGGTAAACAAACAATCTATTTGGCTTAAAGTCATTGCGAACAAAATAGTCGCCGTCGTTTGGTTGCGGTGGAAATTGATCTCCAGCTTGTAATACTTCACCATGATCATACTCAGTGTCTTCAGGGGGTTGTCCAAACAAGTGTTCAGTTAATGGCAATCCCAATGGATCTGCTTCTTCAGCACTTTTAACAATAGCATTACTGATATTAAGCTCTGTTTTGTATGCACTGATATCGTTCTTAAGACTTCCTGGGTCATTGGCTGTTCCAAGTATATCACTATACTCTTGTGTATCGGTAAGTGGTGCAACCTTAACACGCCAAATATGACTGTACCAAGTCTGACTAAAGCCTTCACTGCCTCTACTGGCATCTTGCACAACATAAAACTTATTGATTGCATCTCTATCGTGACTTAATAATAGATCATCTCTCAAGTGAGGCAATTCAAGAACATCACCAGGCATAAGTTTACGCCCTAATTTTTCTATCATATCATTTGTGTGAAATGTAATAAACAATGTATCGTTGGTTAGAAATAAACCAAACTGACTTAAATCAAAATCGTTATCAGTAACGTTGTAAACACCACGTAACTCATACACATCAGGATCGTACTTGCGATCTCTGTTTTCCATGAACAACAAATCTTGTACTTTTGTTTCATTAATCCATCCTTCTGGATTAATTTCTTCACCAGTTAATAAATCTTTTTCCAAGCCACTGCCATAATTTGGCTCGCTAGGATCATCTGTATCTAATTGTTGTTTAGGTCCAATATATTTGTGTACATGTACTCCAGTACCACCAATATCAAATTGCTCACGGATATTCCAATCCATAAACTTGAAATCGTTACCTTTGTGTGATCTGTATAAACTTAGTCGTGGCATTGCTTTTTCCTTATAATGTATTTATTAAGATTTGTTGTACCAAAAGTTAAGTTCGTTGTAAACTGAGTCTTTAAGTTGCTCTAAATCAATAACTTTATCAGGTATATTGTTTTCAACACACCAATTGTTGTATGCTGTTAAACATTCTGGAAAATTTCTAATCATACTTGCTTTTTCCATCATTGTGTGCAGTTTAATAGGAAATCCAGTGATTATTTTTCTACTGTCTTTGAGATCTGAAATCTTCTGCCTTACGTTTTCATAGGCTTGAATGTGTTTGTTCAAGAACTCTGAATCCTGAATACTCAAGTCAGTTCTTTGTGATCTCGTCCAAGCACCCACCTGTGAGTCACTGGATATAGTTGTCTGTTTTGGCAACTCCAATAGCTTTGTTTGTTGTTTATGATTCTCCAAACTAAGCAAAGACTGACTAATGTTACTGGTGTCACTGATAAGATAATGACAACTGTTCCAATCGTTCCAAGACATTCCATAAGCATCTTCAAATGATTTTGCTTGTTCTTGGTTGGGAAAGATATTGAGCTTTCTAACAAATCCATCCAAGTCTTGTATATCTTTCTCATAATAGAAATAGTTACTCACATCAAAGTGATCATCACACCATTGATTGTACTGCAAATATCTATCTAAATATCTACACATACTTTCAGTATCTACATATATCCCATTTTCTACAAGAGAGTTAAATACCTCTCCTTTTTGTCCATGTGTGTATACATTAAACTTTTTGCTATTGGTTTTGATACACCAACTGAGTCCATGCTCAAATAAATTGTATCTTTTGGCGGCAATGATATAGAAATTATCGTTTAGGTAGTTGTAGAACTTTATCTGATCTGCAATAGGATCTTTTCTGTTTTGTATATGATACAATGCAAGCCTGCTTGTTTTATAATGATCTCCACTATCTAGTATTCTCATTATTTCATCCAAAGATTGGTAATATCCCCATCCTTCAGATTCGTTTGCAGGCTTTCCCACCATATTTTGTTGATGCTGATCACTGTAATATGTTACTAGCCCATTGGTTAACTCGTGTAAGTTAACAACTGGCTTATCGTAACCATGTTCTTGCATTATCACAGTCAAATATCTCTGTAATAGAGTGGAGCCCACACGATCAGGTGTTAAAATTAAAACATTCATTATATATGTATTTATAGCTTGACAAGATACGATATCCATACTATACTGACTAAGTATTAATTAATAGGAGTTATACCAATATGGCTATCACAGTACCCAAGAAGTCTCGCAAGCAAAAAACCCGTGCCGCAGTAAGACGCAAAACTGGCGTTGTTACTATCAATTGGGATGATTCACTTTCATTAAGTGGACAAGAATTTGGCAAAAAGCGACGTACTGCAACAGATGAAATGTATCAAACAGTCAAACATGCAGATATTGTTCCTTTTCTATACACTTGGATGAAAAAAGAAGGATACAGTGCGCAAGACATCAAATGTGTTAAAGCAGCACCGCATGTACCGATTAATGCTGCAATCAATGCCAAATTGTTGTTGGACGGCATGCCAGATTTTCATGAAGCACATGCTGATTATTGGACTAGTCTTGCAGGCACAGGTGATGTTATGCATCCTGCCAGTAACTATATTAAAAAGACTATTGAAATTGCAATTACTAATGGTGCGCCTTTGGTTAAAGCAAAAGAACAAGCTGATAAGATCAAGGCTGAAACAGAGAAAAATGTATACAAGCCTACTATTCAGCAGATGATGCGAGAAACTGCTGTGTTTATGAGTGAGGAAATTGAGCAAGTGGTTGATGAGTTTATTGAAACTCAAGACCCAGCAGTGGTTAAAAACTTTAATGCATTGGCCGCACTACAAAAAGCACAAGCAAAGGCTAACCATGCCCGTATTATTCGTACATTTTATGAGGGCTGTTATGAGGAATTAACTGAACTCAATAACCTACCTACTGCTACACAACGTAAAAAACTTAGCGAACATGATCAGGATATGATTGATCAGCTGGAAGAAGGTTACTCCCACTATAGTACTGCACAAAAGAAAGCAGCAATGGATCTTTATAAAAAGATTATTGATGCTTGTGATATGATTATT